TCAAAGTCAGGAGCCGTGGCGTATGAAGTCAGTAAGGGAGCCGCGCATACTGGAAATCTTGCAGCGCAAAGAGATGTCTACTTCAGAGCTGTGCGTCCTTGTCCACTGCACCCAACGCTCCGTTCAGAATATTCTCGCCAATATGAAGCGCAAGGGGCTGGTGTATAGGTCAGGATGGAGACGCCAGAAAGACGGTATCGCGGCACTCTTTAAGGCAGGTATTGGGGTCGATGCCCCAAAGCCTCCACGGACAACTGACAAAGAACGGCAGCAGCGAAAACGCGCCAGGGAAACTCAAGAGGACAAAGAGTTTCGCCTGGCGCGTGAGAAAGCAAAGAGCATCAAACCAAGGCGCGATCCTATGATTGCGGCTTTTTTTGGAGAGTACAAGTAATGGACCACAAAGACAGACAAGCCAGGATTCTTACCTGGGAAAATAACGCAAAATTTATTCAAGTTGCGTATGTACAAGAAGATGGCCAGGAAGTAATCGGTAGGTACGAAAGATGGGGCTGGGTTCAGCCGCCATCAGAAGTCGTTGATGACGTACTCAATACCCTCCGTAAAGGTCCTCGTCGCGTAGTAGGCCGCCAGAAGTAGGCATCGTCGTTGATGGGAATGCTGCACCTGCTGACAATGCCGCGGGGACTGCAAGCAAACCTTTATTGCGAACAAATTCTAAAAGATTCATCAAATCATCGCGTGTTTTGTAGCCTCGCGTTGCAGCAGTTTTTGAGTAGATGTCAAACAGATCTCCGGCTGGCGCCATAGATGCTTGGCTTAATTTAGCCTGATCTTTTGGTGATAATTTGTTGAAATATTCAAGCCATTGCTTGGTAACTGCACCAGACCCTGGCGCTTGTCTCCAGGCATTTGAATAATCAACATAGTCACTAATGTTGCGCGTCGGAATAACACTCGTTGCACCTAATGCTGATTGCAACTGTCGTATATCAGCGTCTGGCAATCTTTTGCCAAAATTCATTGCTGCAACACCAGTTGCGTAATCTGCAAAAGGTATGTCATCACCAGCTAGGTTGTATGCATATCTAATTGCGTCCTCACCAACTTTTTTATCTGATGGAAAAAACATACTTTCGCCTTGTGCATAAGGTATTTGCACGTTGTAAGGCGACCCACCTTGAGCAGTTAGCATTCCCCTGGTGGCAGCAACAGCACCTAATTTTTCTTGCGTTTTCTGTGGTATCTGTGGAAGATTTAGAACTGGACCAACCCTTGATACAGGGCTTGCATACGTCACTGGCACTTCAAAACGATTAGCAAAACCAGTATTAGTTTCAATAGGGTTTTGCACCATTGTTGGAGCACGCAAACCAGTCTCTGATGCTGGGCCAACAAATGGAACACCACCTGGTGGCCTGTAGGCGCCTTGCATACCCCTTGTTTTCAATACATCTGGACCTAGCAAAGAGCCTAGCAAAAGATCTCTACCTTGAATATCTTGAAATGCAGATGCAGCCCTAGAAGAAAAATTTGCTCTGGATCCTGCAGGTTGCTGTATCAAGTCCTCCAAGTGTCCGCTACCTAAAAAAGGAATCATTTCATAGGTTTCTGCACCAGTTGCTAAATTTGGAAGCGGTTTTCCAGGTTTAGGCAAACTGATTACCTTACCGCGCGACTCCATTTGACGAAAGCCTTGCAAACCTTCAAGTCTTTTTGCAAGTGAGTCAATGTCACGTTGTTCAGACATAGACAATTGAGTATTAGAAGCAGGCCATTCGTATGGCTTTAATTTTGATAACTGTTCTTCATATCCAGCATTCTGCAAAATGTTTTGGTAATTACCTTGATTTAAAAGAGTAGAAAAATCAGGTGTTCCTCTAATGATTTCTGGCGTCAATTTACCCTGGTCAAGTATTTCTCTTGCCCGTAATCCCATTGACGTTTGTCCCTCCATCAATGGCATAGCAAGTGACCAGATCGTTTCCTGTCCTTCTGACGGGAACATTCCAGCCTTTTGAGCGCCTTGACGTAACCTGGCATTGGTGGCAATGTAACCAGGCGTAAGGCCAGGATCACCTTTGGCAATTTGCAATGCTGTAGGCGAGCCGCTAAACAGGTTTTGATCGACGCCAAGGGCATTAGCCATCCAGGCATCGTTTGTTACTTTATAGACATCATCAGCAAGATTTTTATAGAAAGAATCTACCTTTGGTCCAGACAGAGTAACCTTTGCTGGGTCCTTTGCTGAAAGCGATCTAAACGCATTGTTTTCCCAAGCTCCCAAAATTGATTCTTCACCCTTTGTACCGCTTACGCTGCGGCCCATAATTTCCTTGATGGCTCTAGCATCAGTTGGGCGCCCCGCGGCAGTCCAGTTTTTCCAAGTGTTTAGCGTATTGAGTAGGTTCATCTCTACGCTTGTTTGAGGTGATAGCGCAGCAAGCAATGACGCAAAACGTGGCGCATCATCAGCGCCAAACACATCAATAATTGCTTGCGTTGATGCCCTATACCAACCCTGTTTAGGTTGGCCAGCTTTTGCCATAGAGGCCATCTCTTTTGCGTTAGGAAGTATTTCAAGCAAATTGCTTACTTCTTTTACCGCCGATTCAGAACGAATCAATTTCTGAACTTCTTGACCCGTCATAAATTTAGAGGCATCAGCAAAACCAGGATACTTTTGTTTTAGCTTTTCTAAAATATCTTTTTCATCATCAGAAAGCATTTTCTTTTGTTGACGTACAAGCTCCTTACTTGTCTCGCCTCTAACTGGTGCTTTCTCAGGACGTAAAGCGCCAGTTAAAACTGAACCCTCGTTAGGCACAATACCAGGCATCATGCCCATGCCTCGCATATAGTCCTCTGCTAACTGTCCAGCTTTAGGCGCCACAAACCTTGCGGTGGCCGCCGCACCTTTACCGGCCATGCGTGCGGCTTGTACTGGAACCATTGGAGCCAATGCCCCAATCTGTCCAGCAACCTTGCCTAATTGGTTATCCGCTGCTGGTGCTAGTGGCAAATTCTCAAGAAAATATTCTGATCCATAGGGAATTTTTTGTGATGGAGCATAGTTGTAATCCCCAAATTGCTCCATTGGCATCGGTGAATACGCAGGAACAAAATTTAAAGTATCACTTGTCAATCCAAGCAAACCTGCTAACGTGCCACGCGCTACATCAACAGGCACATTTGCTGCAGCCTCTCGCATCTTAGGCGTGTCCCGCCTAAACTGACCACGCTTTAACTTGCTGTAATCAGGCGGATAAAATTCGTCAAGCAGACCCATTTCAGTTACTCCTTATTGACCGGAGCCGATTGCCGTACCCATACCCATTTGAATAGCTTTCTGACGTAATGATGTGGCCAGTGGTTCGACCTTCATCATGTTGGCCTTGCTCATCATCACAGCAGCCAATTGCGGGTCGAGCATAGCCTCCACCAGCAACTGCTGCAACTTATCGTCTGGTAGCCTGTACAGGAAGTCCAGCGGCCTGGTCATGGTGCGTAGCGTTGTATTGCTGGCCAGGGACTCGCTAAACAGCTTTCCTATCAGGTTACCCATAGACATATTTCTAAAGGTATCAGAGCCTGGGACCTTGATGCCTGGCGCAGTAGCTGCCATACCTCGATTGATCTCGGTGATGATGTTGTCAAGGCGACGTTGCGCAGGAGCAGATAGGTCAGCCCCGATCTCCTCTGCTCTGGTGGCCAACTGGCGGCGTAACTGGCCAGCGGCCAGTACCGGCTCTCCAGTGACTACGTTAGGTTGTCCAGTAGTAACGCGAGCCTCTATGTCCTGCAACAGACGCATCTGATCTATTGGCTTGGACATCTTGGCGTACTTGCTCATGTACGCATTAAAACCAGGCGCACCGGACTCAATCACGTTATCAATGACCGGCATCAGTTCAGCCAACTCGCCACGCGCAAGGCGCAAATTAGCCTTCTCGCCTTGCAGCTTTCCTGACATGATGTCAGATATGTCTTTGCGCACGCTGTACAAGGCCACGGGATCGATAGTGCCATCAGGTGCAGTACGCGCATTAAGCAGATTGCGAACCTCCTGCATGGCGCTTGTAACTTGAGTACGCTGCTTTGAAGGGTCGGACAAAGTGCTCTGAATTTTGGCTTCAATTGCGTCAACACTAACCGGAGAACGTGCGTCAAAGGCATCGGTTCGCATGGGGCCAGTGATGCTTGATCGCTTTGCCTCTGCCCTTGCAATAGAACCTGGTTGACCAGACAGACGGCGATAGGCATCAAGCAAAGCCTGCTGGTTAGAAGTTATCTGCGCCCCAAAAGCGCCAGACTGATCTAACGCCCTAATCGCCGTCTCTGCACCCGCAAGACCTGGATCGTAGGCAGTACCCGCCGTAGTCGGCCTGACGCCAGGAACAAGCGGTGTAGCCTCTGCAAGACGTGCCTGCGCAGCGGCAGGGTTAGTGGCCAGCTTATTGAGCACGCCACCGATCATTACCTGGCGACCTTCTTCAGTGAACGGCTGCACCAGAGTCTTAGGCGCTCCGACAATGCGCTGAGTCAGCGGCAGCTTGGGACCGCCAGGTGCAACCATGCCAGCGGCCATTGAACCGGCCATCTGGCCAGCAGTTCCAACGTCACCCTCGCGCAGCATCCCACCAGCGCCACCAGCCAATGCAGCGCCGGATACCTGCTGCGCCGGATACTGGCCAAGTAGTTTTAGGACTTCAGGGGAGATACCAGCAGGCTTGCCAGCCATCTGACGACCGGCAAGCATGGTAGCGCCCATCTGTCCAGCACCACGCGCAAAGCCGGTAGCACTTGCCCCAGAACGGGTAATGTCCTGGACAACTCGCTCAGTAGAAGATGTCGGCTCAGGCAGCCCAGCCTTAGTCATCAGGCTTTCCATGGACTGTGATGGTGTAGGCACATTAGTACCCATTGCGCGGTTGTAAAGTCCAACCAGCGGGTCACCAACCATCTGCCCAAGTCCAACGCCCAACGCTCCAACAGCAGCACCAGGGGGACCGGCCATCATTCCACCTAAAGTAGCACCGGCTGCAACAGGACCCGCTGCACGCGCAGTGAGTCCTACCTGACGCAGTAACTGGTCTGCCATTGATGGCGTGTTAGGTGGCTGGTTCTGTCCACCACCAGCACGGATTGCAGCAACTTTTTGCTTCAACTCTAGAGAGTCAGGCGCAACATCGTCGGGGATGTTGTTGATCGTGATGCCGTCTTTAGTGGTGATTGAATATGGCATATCAGTAATCCACAGTAATGTTTTTATTCCCAGCCTTTGATGCCTCTGGAATTTTGCGTTTATAAGTTGAAGATAAATTCTCTTCAGCACGTGTAGCCATATCCTCAAGCACCTTGATCTGTTCATTCATTGCGGCACGTGAAGTAAACATACCCGAGAACGACGCTGGGTTAGTAAGTTGCTGTTCAATGATCCCCATGTCTGGGCCAGTCAATGCGCCAAGATCGTACAAATCCTTAACACCCATTAGCAGCGACTGATATTTTCCTCGCATCCTTGCGGTGTCTGACCCTGTTGGCAATGGAATCTTTGCACCAAAAGGCAAAGGTACTTCACTTGGGAATACCGTTGTATTAGATTCAACCTCTGTTTTGTATGCGGATAAGTTACCCTTCAAATTGTTGAGCTTTTTGACAGCTTCAGAAAATGCTGCTGGGGCTTCTTTTATTGGTGGCATCAATTGCGTACCAGCAGCGCCCATGATAGGAATAGAAGTACCGCCTGGAGACTTAGGAACATAGGCAAAACCTTCTGGCGTCTCTTTGATCTCGTAACCGCCACGGGCAAATTCAGCTTGGCTAATTCCAAGACGCTGTTGTTCCATGCCTAAACGTTTCTTCTCCATTGCAATACGCTGCTCATCAAAGCCAAGACGCTTCAATTCATAAGCCAATCGAGTGTTATCAGCGTCAATGCGTGCTTGTTCAGCTTTGCTTATTCCAGTACCAAACGTCTCTCCACCTTTAAGCGCAGACTCGTCAACGGCAGTCATAACACCATCAATGTTTTGCAGAACAACCTTACGCTTTGGACCGAACCCTTGCATTGTGATGATGTCACCAAACTCATTTTGCTGCACAAGAATTGGCTTTCCATCCGGCCCACTTACCTCAAACGGTTGACCGCTAACCTTTGCCCTTGTTGGCGTAAGTTTCTGCGCCATATCAAAGAATTTACTGGCTTGCTCTGGGTTGCGTGCAGCATACAGGTCAGCTAGTTTCATATACTGCTGCGCCTTAAACTCTGTTGGCGATACTCCCTCTGGAGCCTCTTGACCTAAGAATGTTCCTACTGTCTGTTGCAATTCCTGATTACGCTTTGCCTCCTCCATCTTCTGCTTAGTCATCATGGCGGCAAGACCCTGCTGCTGCGCCTGCTGGTAGCCAGCCTGTCCAGCGCCATAAGCCTCACCCAGAGCCTGTCCTAGCCCTACACGCCGAGTGCTAGGACCAGACGCCTTTAGCAGCGCCATAGCCGCTTGCATGACGCCCTGTTGCTGCATACGCTTGAGCTGCTCTGGGTCTAGGTAACCCTCTAGGCCACTGGATGGCGCATTGCCAAACAGCAGGCCACCTAAATCAAAATCTGCCATGATTTATCCCCTTAACCAAAGTATCCAAGCAATCCACCGAGTGCGGCGCCTATTCCTGCATTGCCAGGACTTACCAAGTTAGCCAACTGATAACCAGCCAAAGCACCACCCAATCCACCAGCGGCGCGATTTTGATACAGTGGTGTGGTGGTAGTCTGTCCAAGGTTTCCTGGCTGTATACCCAATGCACTTTGCTGGATGCCAAGGCGTTGCATACCCAGGTTACGCATGGCATCGAGTTGCTGCTGCTCCAACTGCTGACGCGCACCACCAGCGCCCATAACTGCCTGCGCACCGCCAAGACGCAATGCCTGCTGCTGGCCACCAATTCCGCTTAGTTGCTGCGCCCCCATCAATTGACGGGAAATATCTTGTTGCTGCGCCGCCATAGCCTGGTTAAATGCCTGCTCATTAAGCCTTGCGGCTAGGTCTCCGTACTGCTTGGTAAAACCAAGATTTGTCTGCGCCTCTGCAACACCCTGACGCGAACCACCAAAAGCACGAGCCTGCTGCGCTTGCTGCGCTGTCTGGCGTAATGCATTCTGACGTGAAGCCTCTAAATCACTTAAAGCATTTTGCGTTACCAACTGGCTGTACGGATTCATGTAACTGCCAATTGTTCCTGGCCCTTGGCCAAGTGACAGATTGCGAGGCATAGATGCCTGCTGCGTCATCTGAGCTGCCTGGTCAACCGAACTCAATCCCTGTCCAGCAAGCGCGGCATTCGTCAATGCCTGCTCACCACTTTGGTACATCGCATTCATTGGCGCAAACTGTTGCTGCGGCAGTGATGCCGCCACTCCCTGTGCTTGTTGATAGTTCTCTAGGTATGCCCTCTTGATATCTGGGTCAACGCTAGTTGTACTTGTCTGTGTGCCGCCGCCTTTGTTCATAATATTTTCCTTTAACTTAATAAACCAAGTTGCGGGTTGTACCCGCCAATTGCTGTTCCTGCCTCAAAATTCGCGTATGGGTTAACTGGCGCTCTCATTTGCGACATGATTAGTTCGTATGGACTCATACCACCAGGTGTCATAGTTGGGTCATACTGGCCAGCAATCCTTGTTGGCGTGTATGGCGCTGCGATAGGAGACATCGCAATGTTTTCATACGGTCTCCCCGATGGTGGTACATATGTAGCCATCTTGAAGGCAGGCGGTTCTGGCGCATTACCTGCTCCAACTGCACCACCAACAATGCTTCCAATTGTCAACGCATCTTTGATGTTAGACAACGATGGCAACTTAAATGAATCTGATATAGATGGTGTAGATTCAAGATAGTTTTTTGCTCCTTGTGCTGCCATCTCTACCAATGCTGGAGTTGCTCCCTGTGTTAGCAGACCGCCAGCAGCAGCCAACTCTGCACCAGTCAATGCACCAGATGCAGCACCAGCAGCGCCAATTGATCCTGGCGTAAACGTACCAGCAGCAACCATCTCTGGCGTAAATGCCAATGGAGTTGCAGCAGATACTTGACCTGCTCCAAGCGCAGCAGTTTCTCCTAACAATCCAGCACCTGCACCACCACCTGCCAATAACGGATAAAGATAATTTGCACCCAAAGCAGTTAACGCCAATGGTGCAAGGTCCTTGATTAGAGTGCCTAAATTTTGCCTATCTACGATAGATGTCTGCTTACCACTTAGGTCAAAGTTGACATATTGGCTTTGCCCATTGTCATAGCGATACCCTATAGGTTTGCCGTAATCTACTGTTTCCGCAGCACCACGTCCATGTACCAATTCACCTTTTGCATAAATTGGTTCAAGTGGAGCGCCAATTCTTTTTTCAATTGCAAGTATCTCAGGAGGCTTTGGCGCACTAATTACACCAGTCCTAACATCATATTGATTAGGTTGGCTAATTGGTATTACTTCTGGATTACGTCCTGGCATATCAAATATCCTTGCTCAAAATGAACCACTTAGGTTCGTATCCTTCATCGCGCAAAAACGTCTTGGCCCAGCCTTTACGTCCTGCGAGAGTAACTCGCGTGCAACCTAAACTCTTGCCCCAACGCTCGATGTATGGTCGCATCAGCTTGAGTTCATCTAGGTCGCCGCCAGCCAAGAAATAGTGCAAGTTCTTGATTTGCGGGTAGACAATGATCTCGGTCACAACAACAGATTTGATTCCTGGCCAGACCTGAAACCTGTTCTCGGCTACCGCCTGGGCTATATCCTCAAATGTGTGTGTGCCTCCAGAGTATTCTAAAGCCGATTCGACCTGCTTGCGCAGCCTATGCAGGTCATCCAAATCTGTCATCGACGACCACCAACCGTAGCCTCCAGCCGCATAACCCCGATCCGCCAATCTGCCAATGTGTTACCCGTGACCTTTATCTCAACCTGGCGCCCAGAAAACCGTACGCTGGTGGGGTTTGCCGCCGTGTATGGGCCATGCGTTGACTCAGTACCCGTAGGGTAAAACCTCGAAGTAAACGAAACCACTGCTTCACCCAGCGTCTGCTCATCAGGAATAACCTGCCTGACGTTCATTATGTTTTCTCCTGTTCCCAACTCTATGGGTCCAGATTGCGCGTACAGGGTTGCCGAGTCATAAGCAAACCCAACCTCATGCTCATAGATATAGCCACTGCTGTCTACCATCAATGGATAGGTGAAAACTCCTGCATCTGTACCAGCCAGGCGAGACAGAGTACCTATGTTCCAGTGACCCTCTCGGTAGTTGTACGTCACATAAGAGTCGTTCTCATTGGAGTCATTAGACGGGTAAAACCACCAAATTTCACCGAATTTACTGTTATGGACAGCATAAACTTTTGACTTCTGAGTCAAGTTTATATCGCCAAATATGTAATCTGATACATCGCAAGGCAGTGGCTTGACGTATCCGTCGTACATCCAAAAACCGCTGCTAGACATCCAAATTGCGGCAGTGTCTATGGCGGCCACTGACTGCGCAGAAATCAATCCGCAACCGCTACCTGCCTTCTCAAACCCATAGACAAACGGCGCTCCAATGTACTGCGCGGTGTGGACATCTACGTCAGTAAACAGTAGGTTTACACCCTTGACGCGCTTACCAGCAAGCAAAGTTCCTGGAGTGGCCAGCTCATAGTCCCCCGCCAAATTGTCTATGGCGGCAGTCCAAACTGTATTGTTCTCCTGGTCCGACCAGGCAACCTTTCGTGGGTTACCGCCAGCACCCAAAGCAAACACAATCCTGTCAGCAGTAACCATCACCGCCTTGCAGTTTGTTGGTGCATTGGTAATGGCCGCTGCCAACGTAGGCGTTGTAAATCCTAACTGCCACTCATAAATCTTCCCATCAGCACTTGAGCAGGCAACCAGGTACTCCCCCCAGGTATCCATCGACCATGTTGTTGCACTGATAACGTCACCCAAGTCAGGGCGCTGTACTCCATACGCAAAGTTTCCATAGGCAGCATACCCATAGCCGGTGTATGAAGTTGCATCAGCAATGCCAGCCGTGAAACCTGTAGGCGTAATCTCTTTGAGAGTGCCAGATTCATTCATCACATAAAGTTTTGTATGCGTACCGGCTGCAATCCAACGATCATTGGTGTTGTCACGCCAGGTAATCAGTCCCCTGCATTTACCACTCATTGCAGTCTGACTGCTAAAACGCTTACGCCACCCGTTAATAGGACGCAGCGTATTCTCGTACCAGCGCACCAGGTTGGCGTCGTACCAGCGTCCAGATGACTGGTACTCTGTTCCATTACGGTATATTCCTGGTGGTATTTTCAATGGTATGTACATGACGTTCTCACATTGTGTTGGACACAAATTGCATTGTCGCAATCAGCGACGCGGTAGAAGGATAGTTGGACGCAGCAGCGTATGCCTGGATGCTGACTGTGGTACTGTCAGTCTCCCACCAAAGTTCAATGTAATCATTGGCGTTAAGTGATAGATAGTAATTCCATCCAATTATTGCGTGGCCATTTACAGCGCCATGCTTAGATGGAATACTAGCAAATCCAGTAGAGCCAACAAGGTTTGTCCCATTGACCTTGATCCATACCCGAGCATCATGGTCCTGGCTATCTGAATTTTCAAACTGGCCTGACCATTGAAGGTTGTAGATGCCAGAGTCAGTGACTGTGATGCGCGAACTGCTTACAACTGTCACGCCATTGGTGAAATCAGTCGTATTGAACGTCATGGCGTATGCGGTATTGATGGCAGCTGCCGTCTGGTCCACTGTGCTTTCAAAGGCGCCATAGGGCGCATTGATGTACCTGCTTCCTCTGATGCCAAAGACAGAGCCAAGTACCGCTGTCAATTTCCTAAAGTAAGCATTCAAAGAACCATTGGACTCATTGAAATTGCGGCGCTCATATTCCTCTGGTGGATAGCCCAGATTAGGCGGTGTCGGAGTCTCAAGTTTTTGCTGTATGGCCATGGTTTTATTGTGCCACCATTAGGACAAAAATAGGACGCGCTCGTCCTTGCGCCGATTCTGCAAACCCTTCAATGGCTTGCCACCTGCCATGCAATACTTTAAAAGTTCGTCCGCAGCGCCTTCCATATCCCCGCGCAGCACCTTCTGGCGTAGCGTACTACGCTGGAGTGTCCCAAGGCCCACATTAAAAGAGAAACTGACAAGACCATCAAACTGACCCTGTGTAAGAACAACAGGGCAGAATCGTTCCACTCCGCGCTCAAAGCGCTCCAGGTCTGCTGCAAGTATTCCATCTACCTCCTCCATACTCCATTGGCGGTCATCCTCTGGCCTCAATGGGTATCCATTACGTTCTTCCAGCTTTAGCTTACCCTGGGCTGGGTACAGTACATGGCCAACGCCCACAGTCCAAAGTAGTGCTGGACAGCGATAAGGACGCTGCCTGGTCCCCTCATGGTGCTTAATCATGGACAGTGCCTTGGCTGAGACTTTCATTTCTTTTGCGTTTGCACGCACCCCACTTTGTAGCCTAGTTCACGCCACTCTTTAGCCGCCTTCTGGCAGGAAGACTCCATCTCAAAATAACCGACGATCATTATTGAGTTCATGTTGATACCTGTAACCAGCACCAGAGTCCAGATCATTTTCCAAAGGCTCGTCCACCAAAATGAAATGCTACGATAGAAGCAAACAGAGCCTGGGTATTACTATCCCACAATTTATCAGCCAATGCTGGAAACGCCACGCCATTGTTGTACCCATAGATAAACATACCTACGTCAACAAACACTAAAAGAAAGAAGAACCCCATTGTGATAAAGCTGCGCGTACCAGCACGCAAGTCCTTTATCCACTGTGATGTTCCCTCGCCTAAAGACTCGTCATGCTTATAGATGGCGTTCATCTCTGCCACCTGTGCGTTAACTAGGTTCTCGTTAGCCTTGGCAGTTGTCTCTAACTCTAGCTGCTGGCTATGTATCTGCTCCACCCGTTCCTGCGCCTCAAAGCCTGCTTTGCGCAGCTCTAGCTCGCGCTCAATCTGCATCTGCGCAAGAGCCAGCTCGTGCTTCTTGTCGTTGCGATCTTGAAAAAAGTCCAGCAACTTAGGCAAACCGCCCATCAAGAAAGAGATCAGTGTGGATAAGATAGTCAGCATTTATTTCCCCAAAAGTAGAGTGGTCCACCAAAAACAAAGACCTAGTAATAGAAGTACAAGCGCACCACTAATTAGCCAGGTCAACAAATCGTCTATTTCTTCCTTACGCTTTTTTGCGTGTTTCTCTGCCAGTATTTCCTCTACTTTACGCTTTTGAATGATGTTGTTTCGCTCTACAAGTAGTTGCTGCCAAAGATCAGCGTTCCCACTCATCACCATCCAGTTATTCAATTCCCTTTCAGCGTCAGCCAACTGCTTGGCCTGCATCACTACCTCAAAAGCCTGAGCCGTATCAGACTTTGCAAAACTACTCTTAGGTTGTGACGCTGCCTTTTGAACAATGTCCTTTGCCTCGAAAAACTTCATCATCTCCCCGCCAATGGCGTGGATATCCTTGCCCATTTTTATCGCTGCCTGTACCCCTTTGATTGCAGCCTGGGCAGTAGCAAAGGCGGTTACAGGATCGATCATTTTCCATGTGTTAGAAACATAAATACAACACTACTCATACCCAACAACATCGCAGCAGCAGCATTCATAATGATGCGCTCAATGCGTTTTAATCTTGCATTGATCTGCTCATATCGCTCAGCGCAAACTGCCTCATGTGAATTTAATCGAGCTTCTGTTTCAGTCATTTTTATTCAGCCAGTTCTATTGCATTTTTTGGGTCACATTGCGTGATTGTCCAAGTTGCATTCATGATTACCATCCTGCCATAGTTGTATATTTCTCACCATCCGCGCCACAGTCAGCAAGAAACTCGTCCTTCTGTTCTGCGCTGTAGTTGCGGCACTTTACTCGCTTGAGTTCCGTTTCCGTTTCCTCTAGCCATGTGGCTTCCAAGGTGTTGGATTTAATGTCGTGACAAACTGCTGCTAAATATTTCATGCTACTGCTCCTTTGATGATTGCGAAGTTAAATATAGGTTGTTCTGTTGTTGTGCCGCCTGTTGTTTGAAAAGCAATAACGAATGCGCCAGCAGAAATAGAACGAACTTGAAGAACATATCTATCTGTTCCTGAGCGTTGATTTAAAACACACGTGTCATTGGCTGTGACAATAGAATTATTTACAGTAAATTCTTGCCATGCTGGGCTTCCAGCGGCAGAAACAAGCGTAATAGCACCAGTTGGTTTATTGATTGTTACCGCTGTTGTCCTGCTTGTTGCCTGTGTAACAGTACCACCTGAGCCTGTGCCGTAGCCAAGACCAGCAGGGTTAGTGACTAGCACGTTACCGCTAGAGTCGATACGGGCGGCTTCAGTAGTACCGTTTGTTCTCATAATGAGAGCGCCGGGAGTACTAAAATAAGTATTGTTGTCTGAGTAAAGTTGCAGCGTTTCTTTTGCCACGCCAGAACTGTTGTTCATCCAGAATACAGTCGCGTTTGGCATACGCATGCCGCCGTTTACATCAAGTTTATATCCCGGCGAACTCGTCCCTATCCCTACGTTACCGCTTGTATCCAAGCGCATCCGTTCACTGCCTCCTGTGTAAAAGGTCATTGGTAGGTATGTGCCTGTACCACGAATATTTGCTAACAACCGCATTTCAGTATTACTAATAAACATCTGTGCGATTGAGCAATTTGTAGTATCGGCGGCATTGTTTAAGAGTAAATCTG